CTTTTGTATTTGCTGAGACATATAGCGATGTAGCCTTGCTTCCTGAGCAGTCTGTTGTTGGGTATGCTTATTTAATTAAAGCAAATGCTAACGATATCGGAAGTTTTCATATTTGGAACGGTACAGAATACACTGTGCTTAGCCCAAAGTATGGCTGGTATGTACAAGATGAAACAGTTGACAGGTTGACAAACTTTGTTACCGACGCTACATCCCCAGATGTTTTTTATCGGCCACTTGACAATAAGTTGCAATTTAGAGAATTTGAATACCTTAGTGGCATAAGAGTTGTTGTTGAGACAATGAATGTCAAAGATTCAACTTTTGACCTTATTGAGATATCTCCAAGACTTGCTTTAAATATTTCCGATAAGACATTAGACTACTCGATCAATAAGAGCGCTTCAGACCTTGGTATTTCTGGATTGCCAGTTGGCCAGTTGATAGCCTCTAATGGAAACATTAATATTTTTGATCATGATAATGCATTTAATGATAATAATAAAGACAGCATTATTTCTAAATATATTTCCAGACATGTGCAGTTTAAGTTTTACGAAGTGGTTGTCGATGTCGATGGCTGGGATTACTATGTCCCAATCAAAACTCTATACTCTGATGCATTTCCAAAGCAAGACCTAATGACAAAGCGTGTGGCCATAAATCTTAGAGATCTGTATTGGTATCTTGAGTCTATAACCGCTCCAGAAATATTAATGACAGAAGTGTCCGTTAGTTCTGCAGTTTCTTTATTGCTAGACCATATTGGATTTTCTAACTATACCTTTAAAAGAGTTGCAAACGAAAAAGAAATAGTTATCCCATATTTTTTTGTTTCTCCAGAAACTAGCGTTGCTCAGGTTCTTGAAGACTTAGCGGTATCAACACAGACAGCGATGTTCTTTGATGAATACAACAACTTTGTTATGATGAGCAAAAACTATATAATGCCAACAGTAGCAGAAAGACCAACTACCTTTGCCCTAAAAGGAACTAAAGACTTTATTGAAGACTCTGAAATTCGCAATAAAACTAACAAGCCAAAGTTGGCAAACATAATTTCTGTATCAACCCAAGAAAATTCGGCATATAATGACGGAACAATCAACTATACCAGCAGATACATTCAGAGATCTATCGGATCGCTTAGACAGGCAAGCCTTGTAGATAATGAAAGATTCTATACATACAAGCCAGCACTGTTGTGGGAAGTTTCTGGAACCCAAAACACAAAGTCTATTAATAATGAGGTGGCTACCCAATCTGCGTATGTCCTTAGCGCTATTCCGCTTAACTCAGATCTTACAGCAGACGTACCTATTGTAAAAAATAATATCGTAATAAATAACACATTTAGTCTTGGAGAAGCAGCATACTGGATCACTAGATACAATGGATATTTTTATTCACAGGGAGAGATTATAAAGTATGATGCTGTACAATACAATGTGTCTGGGTTTGGAAATGTCTGGATAACATCTACAGAAGACTATCAAAACTATTTTGCAAAACTTCCATTTAATGGAAAAATATACCCTACTGGTCTTGTTAGAATTTATTCCGAGCCGAAGTATTTTGAAAAAGATGGTGTCATAAAACTACAAAATGGAGATGTTCAAAAACATGGTCGTGGTCAGTTTGGCACAAATGTGGTTGCTCATAGTGCTGGAATAGCAGATTACTGGAAGGCAGATGACAACGTAAAGGGTTGCTATATGTCATCAGAATACTTGTTCCAAAAAGACTTAATTACTCCAGCAACAACTGTGGCGTCTGCTGGAAAGTTAACTGACTCTGGAATATCTTCAGACGCTCTTTCAAGAACATCTTCAAGAAGTGGCATTATTAAAAACTTTATGTCAACTTCGTTCTTAGGAGAAATTAGTACAGCAACAACCGTTCAGAGTGGAACCCTTCAGTCTTCCGCCCTTTCAATTACTGGACCAAACTTTACTACAAAAGAAAAGCCACGAAACTTTATTTCATACGTTCATAAATCACTAGAAGATAATAAGTACAAGCATTTTGGAACAAGAATGAGAATTGTTGGAAAGATAGAGAATAGTTCTGATAGAGGACAGACATCTAATGGGTCTGCAACATACTATGTTGTCAATGGAAACACTCCAGATAAGAATATCAACATCTCTGGTGGTTCTGGTGGACTTGCTTTTATGCTAAATTCATCAACAAATGTCGGATACTACTTTGAGATTGCAGCCCTTGGCATAGGAAACCTTTCAAAGGAAGAGCGAGAAAGTGTAAGCAATGTTTTCTTTTATAAGGTAAAGTCTGATAACGGAAAAGCAGTCCCAGTAAAGTTATGGGAGGGTCTTGGAGAAATAACTGTAGATGATGGCAAGTTCACTGGGCAGGCAAGAATTGTGGCTGAGGAAAACCCTACGGTTTACGATCTTGCAGTTGAGTACCAAGACATAGGGAAAATAAGAAGATTCTATTTGTATCTAAACGGGAAAATAATTAAGACAGTGGATGATACAGATCCTCTGCCAGTTTACTCTGGGATTGCACTATTCTCAAGAGGGTCTTCAAGAGTTATGTTTGAAAATGTGTATGCTCTTTGCAATAACTATTCTCAAAATACAACCTTCTCTTTGGGTGCCCCAGTTAACTCAGCATTTGGAGATTCCGATGTTGATGCAAATGAATCTTTTAGAAAGTATGCCTTGAGCGGTCTAATTCAAAATACATACCTATCTGGAATCGGAACATCAGAAGCACCTAAGTACAATATATTTTTTGAAGAGTTTGGATCAATAATGAGAGAGGCAGCGACATTTAATTTCAAGTATGATAAGGCGTTTCCAGCATTGACTGCAAAAATATCACCAACGTTCAATAAGATTAAAGGATATGTTGTTTCAGGATTTAGGGCTGGATCTTACGGGGCAGAGTTTATGATCTTTAACGCAACAGATACAGCAATCAGTTTAGATGAGACAACAGGCAACTATCTAAGAGTTCAGGGTGTGACTTTTACTCAGCAATCTGATAATAGGCTAACACTTGATGAATACTTTAACAAGAATAGTCTAACTTCAAATCCAGAGTTTGTTGCAGATAAACTAGTTTCAAACCCATACAAGTTTAAGCAGGACTATCAAGATATTAAACTAAGCAGAATGACTTATGGCAAAAAGGATTTTTCTATAAGCGCTCTATATATTCAGTCTTATGATGAAGCAAATAGTTTGATGAAATGGCTTGTTGAAAAGATTACAAAGCCAAGGAAGTCTATAGGTGTTAAGATCTTTGCAATCCCAACGCTTCAGTTGGGAGATATAGTTACGGTGGACTATGAGGAAAACGGTCTAAGCATGGCATCTCCTTCTTCTTCAAGTAGGTTTGTGATATATAATATAGAGTATTCAAAGAGTTCTGATGGGCCAGAGATGACAGTATTTTTAAGTGAGGTAGTTTAATGACAACAGGCGCAACACCAAATCTTCCAGATCCAAAAACAGTAGTGGATAGCAATGCTGTAAAAATTGCTACGCCTGATCTTATCATAAGAGATGACGAAGTTATGTCTATTGATATAATGACAGACTTAATATTTGAAGATATAGGTGGGCAAGAACTTGCAACAATTTCAAGACACGATCTTGTTAATGGTCAAAAAATATTATACAGTCCAATCAAGAACTTGACAGATCTTTACTTGCAGTACAACCCAAACAATATCTTAAGACTTCAGTCTTCTGACTCGTACTTTAAGTCTCTCTCTCTTTCTGTCCTAGACCACTTGCCAGAATGTGGTAATGGATACGATCTGATCGAAAAGGTCGGGGAGCCAGATAAGACTAAGTGGACCAAGGTACCAAACTGTAAGTCAATATACATAGACCCAATAACAGGAGACCTAGTAATTAACTTAGTTAACCTTAAAGATGGGGAGCAGGCTGAGGTTCAAATACTAACAAGTGGATCGACCTTTGATGATACAATATACAATGGAGGAAGTTAATGATAACTAATATAGGTAAGAATATTTTAGCAAAGTATCTTGTTGGGCAAACACCATCATATGCATCACACATAGCAATTGGTTGTGGACCAAAGCCTATTGTCTCAGATGGAACCCTAGGAGACTACTCCCTCAAGTCATCACTTGACTTTGAAATGTTTCGTGTGCCAATCATTTCTCGTGGTTTTGTAGAAGAAGATGGAGTTTCAAAAGTAGTACTTACTGCAGAACTTCCAACTCAGGAAAGATACGAGATTACAGAAGTTGGAATATTTTCTGCAGCATCAAACCCTGCAGCAGGTTCTTTTGACAGCAAAACTGTATACTCATTTTCTGAATCAGAGCAATGGAAGTACTCTTCACAGGGCACAGAAATTCCATCAATTTATGAGCCACTAGATGATCGTGTTGTAAAAATAGTAAATGCTACATCGGCAGCAGGAACACCCTCTGGATCTGTCTTAACATACACTACAGATGCAGAACATGGACTTACATCTGGAACTAGGATATCTATTTCTGGTATAACTCCGACAGTCTTTAACTTGTCTGATGTTGCTATAGCCACTGTGCCATCTGCTACATCTTTTACTATTACATCTTCTTCGACTGTAACAGGAACATTTGCATCTTCTGGCTACTTAATTAATGATGTTGATACAAACATTATTAACCAGGTTTATCCAGTATTTCAAACAAATGCAGATAATAAAATATTTACAAACTCAAATAGAGTTAGCAGATATGAAAGATGCAGGTTCTTAAATAATATTTTTGCAATTGTTGGCAATAGCGCAAACATTACAGTAAATAGTAGTGGGAACCTAATAGCAGAAGCAGGATCAAACTTCATCCAGTTAACCAATACATCTGTTGACTTTAGCAAAAATTCTCCAACAGACGAACTAAGACTTGCATTCTCTGTAGTTAATAAGGTTGGTGCAGCAAGCACACTTCCAAAATCTGTTAGAATTATTGTAGAGTTTTCCTCAACTGGAACATTTAAGAGTGGCAAGTGGGCATTGTTTGAAGCAGTGGTCGATGACTCTGATAATGACTTTGCAACTAACAGATATTTTGTTGTATCTAAACAACTTCAAGAATTACAGAAGAGTTCGGATTTTTCCTGGGCAGAAGTAAATAACGCACGAATATACGCATCTGTTCTTAAAGATGGTAGCACAACCCCAACATCAGATTTCTATGTTTGTCTAGATGGTTTTAGACTTGAGAATGTTACATCTAATAACTCAGTATACGGACTAACTGGTTACTCAGTTATTAAGACACCAGAAGCAAAGACAATTATTAAATCAGCAAACACAACAAACTATATTGAGTTTAGATTTGGTTTGGATGTGGTCTAATGGCTGACGCAGGAATAAAAAATATTATTGTTAAGAAAGAGTTGCTAGGCAAGATAACATCAGAAAATGGTAGAGTCGCAAGGTTTAGACTGGTATCAGAAGATAAGAATAGAAAGTCTGCCTGGTCACAAATATTTTTGGTTGACTCAGAAGCAGTTCAGGTTTTGCCAGGTGATTTAAATGTTGTTGGCAACACAATTCTTGTGAACTGGTCTAAAGGATCAAGAACTTCTACGCAAGAAATGTATGACGTCTTTGCTTCATTTGATGGTGGGGCGTATTCAAATGTTGGGATTGCTACTGGTACCAGTTATTCATTTTTAAAAACTGGGACATCTTCCGTTAGAGTCTTAGTCCAGTTAGCATCAATAAATCCAGTAGTTAACGCCTCTCTAAAGGTTTACGATTCTGAAGTCAGGTCTCTGGTATAATTGTATTATGGCTATTTTACCTGTGCCCGAAAGAGGGCAACCGCTAGACGTAACTTATATCTATCAGATTGTTAAGGCTATTAATGATTTGTCTACCCAGATATCTCCGTCAACATACAAGTATGTGACAGTCGATACACCTACATCTGGAAAGCAGAGTGTAAAGGCTTCAGAAGCCCGTATAATTGGTGGGTATGTTCAGGTGACAACAAGCACAACCCAAACCGCAGGGTCATCTAAAACTTTTTCTTACCCATTTGGAACAGACTTTAAGTTTGCCCCAGTGGTTACTGCAACACCAATTAACATCGGAAGCACAGATGCTGGAAAAGATGTAACTGTAACAATTAATAGCATATCAACTTCACAAGTAGAGGGAACCGTAAAGTTCAACGCTGGTGGAGATACAAGTATTGGTATTAACCTGATCATAGTTGGAATACCTAACTAATGATGTCTTGTAAAAAATGCAAAGGTAGAATGTTTGTAGATAGGCAATATACTGAGATTAATCATTTAGAAGTTTATTGTATGAGTTGTGGATTTAGAGTATTCTTTCATCCACCTAGCCACACCTTGGAGGGACGATGGTTGCTAAAAAGGGAACAATCGAGAGCGAAAAATACAATGAGTCACCTGTAATACCAGGTAACAAAAAAGTTTGGTTTCTTAATGGAGACCTTGTTAGAATACATCACTACAACCACTCTAACGGGATAATGTCTGTTTATAATATTATAAAAGATCAGATTGAAAGTTGTTTAATTAGTGATTTTAAAAATAAAAGAGAACGAGCATATACTGTCGGCCAGACTGCTGAATTAGTTAATCGTCATAAAAAATATTTGCCAGATCTTATGAAGCGTGGTGTAATTCCGTTTCCAACTGGATCACAAAAAGGAGGAGCAAGAGGCTTTCAGGTAAGATCATACTACTCTGAATCGCAAGTTCGAGAGATTCGTGATATACTTGCTTCATACCATATTGGTAGACCAAGAAAAGATAAGTTAATTACTAATGATATTACGCCTAGCAAACAAGAGTTGACACGAAGAATGGGCGATGGTATACTTACATATAGAAGAACAGAAGATGGGCGATTTATTCCAATCTGGAATGAATCTATTTAACGAAGGGTATAAAATGGAAAACGATTCAACAAAGGTATCTGTAACACTAGGATACACACTAAACCTTGGCAACTTTCAGTCACTACGTCTAGACCTTGGGGTTGTAGATAGCAAGCGTGATGGTGAAAACACCGATCAGGCTTTTGAGCGTGTATATAAGTTTGTTGAAGATAAACTAACTGCAAAGATTTTGGAAGCCCAATCGGAGGCTGCTGAAGGATAATGGCAGAACGCAAAGACCGCATGGCTTTGCTTTCAAGATACAGCAAGCATCACACCGCAAGGTATGAATCAAAGCCATCCCTTAATTTAAATGTAGAGCAATGGGCATCTGATGCACTGATAGAGTCATATGGAATTGGAGAATGTTATGATTTACTTGAGTATTACTTTAGTGTTGCTCAGTCTCCTACTTGGAACTACTTTGCATACAATGCGGAGAAAATACTTCAAGCAAGACTAGATAGAAAACAAGATGACAAAGAGAGAGCAGAGCGTAGACAAATGGCAAAGGAGTGGCTAAATGAATAATACAGAGGCAAAACTACTTACGGCTGTTTTAAAAGATAAGCAGATCCATGTTCTTCTTCAGGCAAATGTAGACGGATTATTAAGAACTCACGGAGACATCTGGAATTTTGTTAGATTGTATTTTGAGAATAACTCCGTTCTTCCACCAGCAGAACTTGTTACTGAAAAGTTCAGAGATTTTGAACCAGTGCAGGGTGTCGGGGCAACCAAGCACCATCTTGAAGAACTTCAGGGAGAATACCTAACGGATAGCCTAAAAGATATTATTAGATCTGCAGCATCTGAGATTCAGAACAACAATGGAACTGGTGCCTTAAACGAACTAATTACAAAGACTTCTGAGTTAAAGAAAAATACTGCTGCAATCCGTGATATCGATGTTACGGATCTTGAATCTGCTATTGCATACTTTGAGAATGTCAAGAAGCAGCAGGCTCTAGGACTCTCTGGAATTAAAACAGGTCTGCCAGGTTTTGACAACTACCTACCTTCTGGAATTATGCCAGGGCAACTGGGAGTATTCCTTGCCTATCCTGGAATTGGAAAGTCTTGGCTTGCACTGTACTTTGCAGTTCAGGCATGGAAGCAGGGAAAGTCTCCGATGGTTATTTCTCTTGAAATGAGTGAGACAGAAGTCCGTAATCGAATATTTACTATTATGGGTGAGGGCAGATGGTCACACAGAAAGATTAGTAATGGTGAGATCGAAATTGATATGCTTAAGGATTGGCATGCAAAGAACCTTGCAGGCAAGCCTGAGTTCCATATCATCTCTAATGATAGCGGTGGAGAAATCAACCCTTCGGTTCTTCGTGGAAAGATTGACCAGTACAAGCCAGACTTTGTAATCGTTGACTACCTTCAGTTGATGGCTCCTAATCAGAAGTCAGATAATGAAACGGTACGAATGAAGAACCTTTCACGAGAACTTAAACT